TCGCTATGCACTTGACCGGTCGTTACCCTGCTTGGTGGAAGGGTAAGCGGTTCCCGTATGCAATCCGAGCAATGGTCGGTTCCGAATCAGCGGAGCTGACACGCAAGGGTGTGCAGCGTCTTTTGCTTGGACCGCCAGAGATCAGGGAAGAGTGGGGCACTGGCGCCATACCTTACGACTGTGTCAAAGACACGTCGATGAAGCAAGGCGTCCCGGATGCTGTCAGTTCTGTAGTGGTCCGCCACGTTTGTGGCGAGGACTCGGTGGTGCAGTTCTTGTCATACGATCAGGGCCGCACGAAGTGGCAGGCCGACACCGTTGACCTTGTATGGTTTGACGAAGAGCCGCCACTACCGATTTACTCTGAGGGCCTGACACGGACGAACGCAACAGCCGGTCAGGTCTTTGTGACGTTTACGCCATTGCTCGGCATGTCCGAAGTGGTTAAGCGGTTCCTGCTTGAGAAGCCAGCGGCTAGTCACGTTACGACGATGACGATTGAGGACGCCGAGCACTACACGCCGGAGCAGCGCGAAGCGATCATTGCAGGTTATCCAGAGCACGAGCGCGAAGCACGGGCCAAGGGTATTCCGATTCTGGGATCAGGACGGGTGTTCCCGATTGTTGAAGAGGGTATCAAGGTCACAGCGTTTCCGATCCCGCCGCATTGGCCACGAGTTGTCGGCCTTGACTTTGGTATCGACCACCCGACCGCTGCGGTTTGGATGGCGTGGGACCGTGACAATGATGTGCTCTACGTGACCGACTGCTACCGGGTCAAGGACCAGTCGATCATCATGCACGCTGCAAGTATCCGGGCCCGGGGCGAATGGGTGCCTATCGCTTGGCCGCATGATGGCCTGCAACGTGATAAGGGCAGCGGCGAACAACTGGCCAAGCAATACCGCGATCAGGGTCTCGTCTTAATGAAAGATCGGGCGATGTTCGAGGATGGCAGCAACGGCGTTGAGGCTGGCCTAGCCGAGATGCTGGCACGCATGCAGACCCAACGGTTGAAGGTGTTTGCTCATCTACAAGATTGGTTTGAGGAGTTTCGCCTGTATCACCGTAAGGATGGACTGGTCGTCAAGATGACGGATGACCTGATGTCAGCGACTAGGTACGGCATGATGATGCGCCGATTCGCCAAGACACAGGAAGAAGCTGAGACTAGAATACGCACAAACCGAATCGCCCCAGTGGCGAGCTTCGGCATTTTCGATCAAGAGATGGGGTACTAACCAATGATTAATCCAGCTGATCCTGTAGAGATCGACGTAGAGATCGAAGAGATTTCTCCAGAGGACGAAGCCGAGAAAACCCGAGAGCGGTTGCAGGCTTTTGGTCATACGATGGCCGCTCAGCGTGACGAGTGGATTCGCACTCGCTACGCCTATGGCGTTGATAAGCGGTGGCTCGAGGACGAGGATCAGTACAACGCCAAGGACAACGTCAACCGCGCAGCGTCGCAGATGATGACGTCAGTTGAGCAGGGTTACCCTGTTACGACACAAGGCGCTAAGCCGCATCGGTCTACCGTCTTCATCGGCATGACGCGTCAGAAGACGAACGCCGCTGAGGCTCGGATTGCTGACATTTTGCTACCGACGGATGACCGCAACTGGGGTATCCAGCCGACACCTAATCCGAAGCTGGTAGGGATGTCGCAGGATGAAAGCCCAGCCGGTGAGCAAGCTGCTATGCAACCCGGCATGCAACCACAGATGCAACCCGGCATGCCGCCACAGATGCCGCAACCCGGTATGCCGCCAGCACCACCAATGCCGCAGCAGGGTCTCGGTGCTATGGCGATGGAGCAGACCGGAGCAACCGGCATGCCGTCGCCAATGAATCCAGCCGGCCAGCCGATGCGGATGAAAGACCTTGCCCGCCAGATCATGGACAAGGCGAACAAGAAAGCACTGGCCATGCAGACCGAGATCGACGATCAGTTGGTCGAGTGCGGCTACAACGGCGAATTGCGTAAGATGATTCACGACGCTGCAGTGCTTGGCACCGGCGTTATCAAGGGTCCTATTGTTACCAATCGCACCCGCAAAGCATGGCAGCCTTATACCGATGCCACTGGCCAGACTGTGCACCAAGTCGAGATCGTCGACGAGCTGTCACCTGCTACCTTCCGCATCGACCCGCGTAATGTGTGGCCTGACCCGGGTTGCGGTGAGAGTGTGCATAACGGCCGTGGCTTGTATGAGCGCGAGCAACTTACGTCTAAGCAAGTTCGCGATCTAGCCAAGCAGCCGGGTTTCATGAAGTCGCAATTGCGCAAGGTGCTTGAAGAAGGCCCGAAGAAGTCGGCAACGATGGAAGAGTTGAAAGACGAAGACCAGCGCGACATGGCCCGCGACGTTTACGAGATGTGGACTTACTGGGGTGAGGTTGAGCACGAGGACCTCGAAGCAGCTGACGTTGATGTCGGTGAGCATGATGAGCTTCGTACAATCAGCGCATGCGTGGTAATGATCAACAGCGTCGTGGTCAAGGCATTTCTGAATCCACTAGACGACGGCCAACTGCCTTACGACTTTTACGTTTGGGAGAAGGTTGCTGGATCGGTCTGGGGTTATGGCATTCCATACCTCATGCGTTCACAGCAGAAAGTGCTCAATGCCGCATGGCGTCAGATGATGGACAACTCAGGCGTTACCTCCGGCCCACAGATCGTGGTTAAGCCGTCTGTCATCCAGCCAGCCGATAAGCGATGGGAATTGTCGGCTCGTAAGATATGGTACGCAACGGATGACATGGACGACGTGAGGAAAGCCTTTGCGACGTTTGAGTTTAATAGCCATCAAGGCGAGCTGGCAGGCATCATCAAGATGGCTACCGAGCTGGCTGACGCTGAGACCGGTGTGCCGACAATCATGCAAGGCGAGAAGGGTGCAGCGCCAGACACTGTCGGTGGCATGCAGTTGCTGATGAACAGCGCAAGCGTGGTGCTACGTAGACTGGTCAAACAGTTTGATGACATGGTTACCGAGCCGCATATCCGCCGCTACTACGACTACAACATGATGTACAACGAGGACGAAGAGATCAAGGGCGACTTCACCATCGACGCCCGTGGCTCATCGGCTCTCATGGTGCGCGATATCCAGAACCAATCGTTCTTGAACTTATTGGCCGCTGGTGCTAATCCGATCTACGGTAAGTATCTCGACACGCAGAAGCTATTCGAGAAAGCATTGCAGGCGCAGCACGTCGACCCGGCTGAGGTGTTCAAGTCAGAGGAAGAGATCGACCGCATCAATGAAGCTGAGAAGCAAGCAGCTACTCAAGGCCCGCCACCTAATCCAGCACTCGAGGTGGCCAAGGTACGTGCTGAGACTGAGATGGCTAAGGTACAGGCTCAGAATGCAGGCGACTTGCAGGAGCTGCAAGTACGTCAAACAATTGCTCAGAAAGACGCTGAGATGCGTATGGCTGAGATGCAGCTGACCCGCGAGATCGAGATGCTGAAACTGTCCAACACGCAGAACATTTCACTTGAGAAGATCAAGGCCCAGTTGGCAGATACGGCAATCAAAGAGCGCGGTAAGAAGGAACTATTTGCAGCTGAGCAGCAGCTCAAGCTGTCAACCGGATCAGGCATTTAAAGGAAACGATCATGGCATTTAATGCAGCCGACTACACAGACCCTCAAGGCAAGGCGATACCTTGGTATTCACAGACAGCTAACGCGGCATTGCCGGACGCCGCCAAGGCTCGTACGGTTGCTGGCGTGACCAGCGCCACGCCTATCAAATCGCAAACTGAGGTAGCGGCCGCTAAGGCGGCAGGCACTACAGCTGCTACGACAACGGCAGCGGCGCCTGTAACGGTGGATGGCGGAATTAATCCGGTAACAGTGGCTGCTAAGCCGCTTACTTTTGGCGAGAAGCAGGCGGCGAAACAAACAGCAGCAAACCAGTTAACCGTAGCGCAAAATGACGTTGCCGGGACTACTGGCCCCACAAAAAATATGGCTAACACGCCTGCGGCTATTGAGAAGATGTACAAAAATGTTCTAGGCCGCGCCAGTGATACCGAAGGCGCCGACTATTGGACAAAGAAGTTTGGCGCTGATATCAGCCCCGCCGAAGTGTCGGAGTTTATTAACGCGGCTCGACCTGAACAAGAGGCTAAGGTAGCGACCACTACTACTACTACTACTGACGGCGGTGGCGGTGGCGGTGGCGGTGGCGGCTTTATTAACACCGGCGGCGGCACTTCATGGACCGACTCATCCGAATATAAGTCAATGCAGTCGCAACTAAACACCTTACAGGCAGCTTACGACAAGTTAGCAGCTGGTCAGGGTGGCGGCGGTGATAGCGGCATCGTTACAACCGGCGGCTTAATTGATACGGATGGCGGCGGTACCAGTGGCGTTGTCTACGGCCCAGATGGCGCGATGTACAGCTCAGCCGCTGCAGCCATTGCAGCCGGGGTAACAAATTACACTACCACCAAGCCGTTCATCCCCGGCGCCGGCACAGCAACAGCCGGCGACACCCAAGGGTTTGTTATCCCATCTGGCCAGACAGGTAATACCAACCCGGGTGGATTTATCTCGGGCGCACGTCAGCAAATGTTTAACATGCCGACCGGCGCACAGCTACCCGCTGGCGTAGCCAATCCATTTGAAATTTCATAGGAAACCATCATGGCTTTAATCGATAAATTCTCGCAGTTCCCGCCCGCCTTTACGATGCAACCGGGTGATGGCTTTGCCATTACCAAGAGCGACACCGTCGATCTGGACCAGACGACCCGCTATATCTACGTCGGTGGCGCAGGCAATATCTCAGTGATCACCATCAGCGGCACAACTGTTGTATTCACGGCCGTGCCAGTCGGTACGATCTTGCCAATCCGCGCTACGCGAGTGCTGGCAGCCACGTCGGCTAGTGCGTTGGTTGGCCTAGTTTAAGCGTACATAATCATGCAAATTAGTACAAATAAAAAGTGTTGCGTAAATCGCACAACTGGTATTAAAATTTGCGTGGGGGACTTGCGCCCAAAATTTATTCAAAGCCAGCTTAACGCTGGCTTTTTTGTATCATGAATGATTTTACTTCGGCAACTTGGTTTCAACTCAAACGCTGGGCTGAGGCCGAGCTAACTAAGGCCCGCGAAAAGAATGACGCTGTCGGACTCTCCGATATAGAGACAGCATCATTGAGAGGTGAGATTCGCATGATCAAGAAATTTCTCGACTTGCCAAACGCGGCAACTCGGGGTGTGGTGGCCGGGCCGGATGAATAGTCCCGCTTGGTCGTGTAAGGCAGTAATTACCGGAGAGCAACGTGGAAGAAACACAACTGACAGAAGGGCAAGCGCAACAACTTTGGAATGAAGAGGCTTCAAAGCTCGACGCCGATGCAAACGCATCCGCACTCGAGAATTTTGCCATTGATCCAGTTGAAGAACTGCATCAAGATTTCATTGAAGAAGAGATAGCGGCTGCACCTGAGCCAGAAGCCGATCCACTGGCGGGGTTGTCTGATGTAGTGAGAGCGAAGTTAGCTCAAATTGATCAGCTGGCCGAAGCCAATACTCTACTGCAGCAGCATGTAAAGTCAGCAGAGGGTCGTGTAGCAGCGATGCAACGTGAGTTCCAAGCAGCGCGTCAAGTGGCAGCACAAGAGGCGCCGTCGCAGGGACAGATCGTTACTGCCGCTAAAAACCCAGAAAAGTGGGACGCGCTCAAGGAGGATTTTCCTGAGTGGGCTGGGGCGATGGAGGAATACGTCGCATCTAAATTGGGCGGTGTGCAACAGCAACCGGGTCTCGACCCAGAAGCAGTTGCCGCTTTTGTGCATCAACAGGTCGCACAAACCAAAGCTGAGATGGGACGTCTTCTTGAAGAGGCGAGGATTGAAGGGAAGTACGAGGACTGGAAAGACACGGTTAACACAACCGAGTTTGCCCAATGGTTCAGCGTGCAAAACCCTGATGTTCGCGCTTTAGCCGATAGCTCGGCCGCCAAGGACGCAATTAGGATGCTGGATATGTATAGCAAAACTAAAGAGCGTTCTGCCTCAGACATTAAACAAGAGCGTGGAGCACGACTGGCAGTTGCAGCGACCGCTCGACCCGGCCAGACAAGACCGCCCAAAACCTTGGACGATATGTCGCCGGATGAGTTATGGAACTACGAAGCCGCAAAGCGCGAAAAGACTAAAGCGCAGCGCGGGTTTTAACTTAATCTTAAAAGGAAACAACAATGTCTATTCAAAATTACGGCACAGTTGCCTCACGTAACTTAATCCGTGCAGCACAAGGCATGCTCGAGCATGCACAACCAATCACCGTTCTGGGCGACTTCGGTACCCAGCGCGAAATGCCACAGAACTCGACCGACACCTTGGTGTTTCGTCGTACGTTGCCATTCGGTGCAAGCACCGTCGGTACCGTGATCGAAGGCTCTAACCGCTACGTTGGTACTCCTGACATCGTCGCTTCGAACTTCGTGCTGGCTGAAGGCGTTACGCCTAACAGCAACACGATCTCGTTCCAAGACGTGTCGGTTCAACTGCAGCAATACGGTATCCTGTTCAAGTACTCGAGCAAAGTTGAGCAACTGTACGAGGATGACATCCCCGGCGAGATGGTCAAGCTGACCGGCGAGACGCTGGCTGAGGTGATGGAGATGGTTCGCTACGGCGTCCTGAAAGCTGGCTCGACGGTTATCTACGCAAACGGCTCCAGCCGTTCCGCTGTGAACACCGCAATCAGCCTGAACTCGATTCGTAAGTCGGCTCGTACGCTGGAATCGAACCGTTCACGTCGCGTGACTTCGCGTCTCGCACCGGGCGTAAACTTCGGCACCCGCGCTGTCCAGCCTGCATACGTTGTGTTTGTTCACACCGACGCCGTGTCTGACATTCGTAACCTGCCGGGCTTCACCCGCGTTGAAGAGTACGGTTCATTCAAGCCTATCCATGACCGCGAAATCGGCGCATGCGAAGACTTCCGCTTCATCAGCTCGCCACTCCTGCGTTCGTTCGCTGGCGCTGGCTCCGCTACGCTGAACGGCATGCTGTCTGTCGGCGCTGCAGCTGTTGACGTGTATCCGTTCATCATTATTGGTGAAGACGCTTGGGGTCAAGTTGCACTGAAAGGCATGTCGGCTATCAAGCCTGTCGTCCTGAAAGCTTCCCAGACTAACCACGCCAATCCATTGGGCCAATTCGGCTACGTTGGTGCTTCGACTTGGTTCGCGACTGTGCGTCTGAACGACGCCTTCATGGCCCGCATCGAAGCCGGTGTGACCGCCCTCTAAAGAATAGCTGGGGCTACGGCCCCGGCATCACCTAAAAGGAACACATCATGGCTGAAAGCATTAATTCCCGCGTAAATCGGTTAGCCGACGGTATCGATAGACAAGAACTTGCACAGCTCTTGGCTTCGATCCTGACCGACTTGACCGCATTGAAAACTAGCTATAACCAGTTGCGCACTGACTACAACGCAGCCACCGTTCCTACGACGGCAGCGGCAGTCACTTTGAATACAACTTCCTAAATTAAGGAGCACCAACATGTCCTATAACATTGAACAAGCAAATAGTGGCTATATGGCCCTAACCGCTGGCGGCCTCGCTGCTGGCACCACCGCATCACAATTGAAGACCGTCAACACGGTGACTTATCTGAACAACGGTATCTTCAAATCGAAGACCGCTGTTGCAGCTATCACTTTGTCGGGCACCGCACTGGCCATTGGCCAAGCTTGCCTGTTCGGTGTTTTCCTTGACGCCAGCGGTAACGTGACTGTTACCCAAGGCCCAATCGTAAACGCTGGCGATCCATGCCCAGTGCCACCTGCTTCGGCACTTGGCGCTACTGTGATTGGTTTGGCCAAGGTCACCACGACCTCGGCTATCTTCACACCGGGCACCACGTTGCTTGGCACGGGTAACACGGCGTCGTATCTCGACGTCGCTCTCATGCCGGGCACCGCGCAGTAAAGTTGCCATCCTCCCTCTGAGGACTTTAACAGGCCACCTTCGGGTGGCCTGTTCTTTTGGCGAGCAATCTTTTTTATAAAACGGAGAACAATAATGGCAAAAAAAGACGTAGTACAAGGTATCGAAATTCTGGATGATTCACCTACCGTTGACCCGGTTTCGCAAGTTGTTGACTTTCGTGAGCTCGCATCAAGCGAAGCATTTATGAATGAGCTGGTCACCGTTCTGGTCCATTCGTCTACAGACGAGAATCAGTCCCCGCACGTCATTCTCAATTGCAATGGCACCAATCAGCCGGTCGTTCGCGGTCAGCCGACTATGATCCGTCGCAAGTATCTTGAGATTTTGGCGCGTATGAAGGAAACCAAATACAATCAGCGCACGCCTAACCCGGCTGCGCCTGATCAAATCGAGATGGTAGCTAGACACGGTCTTGCATACCCGTTTGAATTGGTTGATGACAAAAACCCACGCGGCCGCGCTTGGCTGCAAAACGTCCTTGCTGAGCCTGCATAACCATGAACTACCTTCAACTGGTTAACCGAACACGTATCGAGTGCGGTGTCTCAGGGGCAAACACGCCCTTGACTACCGTGGTAGGCCTAACCGGCGAATCGTCACGTATCGCTAGTTGGGTCAACAGTGCGTGGACGGATATCCAGACAGCGAAGGAAGACTGGCAGTGGATGCGTGAACCGTTGCAATTTAATACGGTTACGCAGCAGCAAATCTACACGCCGACTGAGGTCGGCGTGGCTGCTACTTTTGCGAACTGGAAACGTGACAGCTTCCGTTGCTCATCGGTTGGCCAGTCGTTTAAAGACGAGCAGCTAATGAACTACATGGAGTACAACACCTTCCGTAACTTGTACCAGTACGCAAACATGCGGACAACGTACACACGGCCGGTGGTTGTTTCTATTACTCCGCCCGACAAAAACCTCGGCTTTGGCTCTATCCCCGATCAGCCTTACGTGATCAGCGGTGAGTACTACGTCAAGCCGGTTGAGTTTGTAACGGACACTGACGCGCCAGCGATTGGTTTTCAGGATCGGTTCCACATGGCAATCGTGTATCGGGCGATGATGTACTACGCAGGTTTTGAAGCCGCGTCAGAGGTCTACCAACGCGGCGAATTGGAATTTAAACGGCTGATGAATAGAATTGATATTGATCAGCTGCCGACGCTAGTCAGCGGTCCACCGTTAGCATAAGCATGCCTTTAGCCACTCCCCCAGTTTCGTATGACCTGATCAGGCTTTCAGGTGGACTGGACCAAGTCACACCTACGCTTTCTTTACCTCCCGGCGTACTGCGTCGATCCGCTAACTTCGAATGCTCAATCACTGGCGGGTATTCAAGGATTGCAGGATATGAGCGTTTTGACGGTCACGCTAATCCATCGGACGCGGCTTATAACGTACTTGAATGTACATTGACAGGCACTGTCACTGTAGGCAATACGATTGTTGGTCAATCGACGGGCGCTACGGGTAAAGTAATTGCAGTTGCAGGCTCTCGGATTATTATCACTCGTGAGACTCTCTTCTTTGCAGCATCCGAAGGGATTACGGTTAGCGCGGTGCCGGTCGGCACAATTAATGTTGTTGAAGGTGTTGCGGCCGATGGCCTACTCGACGCGACCTATAAAGGTCTTGCAGCTGACGAGTACCGTACTTCAATTAGCGCGGTGCCGGGCAGCGGTACGGTGTGGGGCGTTGCTTACTACAAGGGTGACGTCTACGCATGGCGGAACAATGTCGGCGCCACGGCGGCCAATATTTACAAGTCAACGTCAGCAGGCTGGGTGCTTGTGCCGCTTGGCTTTGAGCTGAAGTTTGACGGCGGCACAGTGCAGGTTAATGACGGCGCCACGGTCACAGGCGCGACTGCTAGTGGGGTAGTCACCCGGGTTGTGCTCGAGTCTGGCAGCTGGTCTGCTGGCACGGCTGCGGGCCGCTTTATCTTTGCAACGATTACAGGCACGTTTGTAAACAACGAGACTTTGTCGGTAAGCGCCACGCCAGTTGCGTTGGCCGACGGCACGCAGTCAGCAATCACGCTTTTGCCGAATGGCCACGTTGAATCAGTCGTTGCTAACTTTGGCGGCGGTACGTCAAACTACAGGTTATATGGCACCGACGGGGTAAACCGCGCATTTGAGTTTGACGGTACGGTGTTTGTGCCAATTAAAACCGGCATGACCATTGATACACCAAGACACCTTGCGTTCCACAAGCAGCATTTGTTTTTATGCTTTGATGCGTCTTTGCAGTTTTCCGCTCTTGGATTGCCGTACCAATGGACCCCATTGCTTGGCGCCGGCGAGATCGTGATGAACGCGCCAATCACAAATCTGTTAGTACTACCCGGCGATCAGGCGTCTGGCGCCTTGGCGGTTTACACGCGTAACGATACGTCAGTGCTGTACGGCACAAGCTCAGCTAACTTCTCGCTGTCAACATTTAACAGCGGCACTGGCGCGATTGAGCACACGGCGCAGAACATGGACCAAGCTTACGTCCTCGATGATCGAGGAGTTATGAGCTTGGGTACGTCTCTGAACTTCGGTAACTTTGTGCCAGCGTCTTTGACGATGAACATCCGGCCGTTCGTCCAGCAGCACCGTAATCAAGCCACAGCGAGTTTAGTTGACCGCGAGAAGGGCCAGTACCGTGTTTTCTTTTCAGACGGCACTGCGCTCTACCTAACGATCCTAAACGGCAAACTGCTTGGTTCCATGCCGATGCAGTATGAAAATCCGGTTATGTGCTCAGTTGAAGGTGAGGCGCCTGACGGCACGGCTACTTCTTTCTTTGGATCAACAAACGGCTTTGTTTATCGACTTGATGCCGGTACAAGTTTTGATGGTGCGGTAATTCCTGCCAACATTAACTTGGTTTACAACAGCGTTAAATCGCCACGAATTCTAAAACGGTTTCGTAAAGCAAGCGTCGAGATGACAGGCGATTCATACGCAGAGATTGCCTTCGGCTATGACTTAGCTTACCGATCTGTTTACTTGAGTCAGCCGGTTGATAGCCAATACACGAATGATTTACGGTCCAGTTATTGGGACAGTATGAATTGGGACAATTTTGTGTGGGATGGTTCTGACATCTCCCCGTCTGAAATAGAAGTGCAAGGCACGGCTGAGAACATGGCCATTCGAATCTCTTCGGTGTCAGCAATCATTGAGCCATTTACTGTGAACACCATTATTGTTCACTACACTATGCGTCGAGGACTTCGATAATGCCAAACAGTTATTACAATCATTCGACTTACCCAACGCCAAACTCGCCGGGGTCTTCGGCGAATATGCGCTCTGAACTAGAGTTAATTACTACCGGTTTTAATTTGTTGCCTACGTTAACCGGCAACGGTTACAAAGTGGCGATGGTTAACTCAGCCGGCACTGCACTTATTAGCTCGTCAGCATTACAAGGTTTGGCCGTTACTAGCAGCACCGTAAACAGTACCGTAATTGGTGGGACGTCCGCTGCGGCTGGTACATTTACTAACATCACGGCAACAGGTACCGTAAATCTTGGGTCAACGGTAGTTATTACTGGCGGCACGATTAACGGTACAACGATTGGCGGGAGCGTGCAAGCTGCCGGCGCGTTTACTACGTTAAGCGCCTCTGGCGGAATTACGGGCAGCTTAACTGGTAACGTCACAGCTTCCAGTGGCACGTCATCGTTTACAAACGTCGGCGTGTCCGGCACCCTTACTGCAACTTTGACCGGTAATGTCACGGCTGCAAGCGGCACATCGACGTTTACTAACGTGACCATCAACGGCACGTTGGATATGAACAGCGGGTCAGCCGGTACGATTACAGGTTTGGCTGCTCCAGTAGGTGACTCAGACGCAGCAAATAAAGGATACGTTGACACGGTAGCTCAGGGGCTTGACGCTAAGGCGTCGGCAAGGGCAGCGACCACGGCGAGTATTACTTTGTTTGGCGCTCAAACAATTGATACCGTGTCGGTAGTGGCCGGTAATCGGGTACTGGTAAAAGACCAAGGCACAGCTTCTGAGAACGGTATCTACGTTGCGTCGAATGCAGCTTGGTCCCGGTCAGCGGACGCTAATACTTGGGACGAATTGGTATCGGCTTTTATCTTTGTCGAAGAAGGTTCAGCCGGCGGCAACAACGGTTACGTTTGTACAATTGATGCAGGCGGTACTCTTGGCGTAACAGCGGTTACTTGGGCGCAGTTCTCAGGCGCTGGCCAGATTACGGCGGGTAACGGTCTTACGAAAAGCGGAAACACTCTTGCGGTTGGTACTGCTTCGGCATCGAGAATTGTAGTTAACGCTGATGACATCGACTTAGCTGCAAGCGGTGTTACGGTTGGTACGTACAAGTCGGTAACGGTTGATGCTTATGGGCGAGTAACTGGCGGTTCAAATCCAACGACCTTGGCCGGTTACGGAATTACTGACGCTTATACAAAGACCGAGATAGACAGCATTTTCGGTAGTACGACATCAGCCGCTGCGTCAGCTGCCGCTGCCGCAATCAGTGCTTCAAATGCGTTAACCAGCGAGGGTAATGCTTCAACTTACGCGGGTAATGCTTTGACGTCGGCTAATAACGCTGCCGCTTCTTTCGATTCTTTTGATGACCGGTATCTAGGCGCTAAAGCGTCCAATCCTTCGGTTGATAATGACGGCAACGCATTGCTAACGGGTGCTTTGTATTTCAATACCACGGTTAGCGAAATGCGTGTGTATTCT